CGCTCCAGGTAAATACCTTTGTTGCGGAGTGGTGCACTGGGGCCAAGGCCACCGGTGTTTCCTGCCGTTGGCATAGGAACAGCAAGTTGAGGCATCACATCAGAACAGTCGACAACACCACTGTTGGCCGGGACTGTTTTAGCGAACAGCACACGATAGTCGCCACTAGCCGGAATAGGAGTGGTGGTATTGCGAGTCTGATAGAAAACAAACGTTACAGCTGGTTGATAGCCGTAAGCAACACCTTGATATTGGAAGCCGCTTGCAATTGCGCCAGAGTAATTGAGAGCGGTATTAACGCCTGTCAATGTGCCGGAACCGGTGTAGGTGTAATAGCCAACACCACTGGCGGTACCGTTTGTCAGTACAGCAGTCGATTGAACATAAACAACTTGACCACTAGTTAAAGCAACAACAGTGCCAGAGGTTCCACTATTTACGGTGTAATCAGGTGCTCGATATTGATCATTACGGACAATCGTGATCGAGTCGACAACACCACCGTTATTGTTGTCTTCGCTAAGAGCAGCGTCCATGTCCACCAGGATCGATGGAGCCTGGCCACCTTGTACAAACACAGTATTGCTGGCTTGACTGCCAACAGTCTGTGTGGTGACACGTACCGTATCAAATAACGGACGGTCAATAAACAGCGGCTGCTTGTTCGAGCTAGTCGAGGACATGTACGCTTACTCTCTACGAATCAGTTATATGCTTGCATTCTAATGCAAACAAGTCTGTTAGAACTGAGTCAGTGATTCCAAAAATGGTGTCCTTGGTGTAAACAAAGATGCCGTTGAAATGTCTGATTCAACCTCAGTCATTGGACGCTGGAAAGCAGATTTAAATAACTGCTCGCCAATCGAAGGTGCTTGACTCTGACCACCAAGAAGACTGTTCAGTAAGAAACCGCGCAGAAATTCTTGGACTCCAGGGCTTGATTCAGCTTGTGCTTGAACTTGTGGTTTTGGTTTAGCGGCAGGTGCATCTAATCCTCCAAGGATTGTCTTCACATAGTTTTGTGTTTCCTTGAAGGGAGGAATACCGCCATACCGTTCGACGTTGCCTGGACCAGCGTTATACGCTGCCAATGCTTTGTCATAAGAACCAAAACGCTTGAGCTGTTGGCTCAAATAACGAGCACCACCTGTCAAGCTTTGGACTGGATCATAGGGATTAGAAACACCAAGACCTTGAGCGGTGCCAGGCATGAGCTGAACGAGGCCCATGGCACCTGCACCACTTTTGGCTTGGGGATTCCAGCCAGATTCCTTCTGTACAAGACGCAGAAAGATGTCTTCATTTACACCAAAATCACGGGCTTTCTGCCTCGCAATTTCTTTAAGTTGTTCGCTGGTGTAAGACATGGGTTTCTGCTTAACCTCCTACCCAATTTGAACTTGCCCTGAGACCAGGAATAAACACTGTTTGAAGAGTAAGTGCGACTGCCAGATGAGTCAGGGTGCGTTTAACGAAATTGGGACAGAGAATCATGGTTTTAAAGCAACAACACTGGCCCCCGTGAATCAAAAGATTCGTGTCCAGCAGGCTGGGCTTACATGCAGAGCAATGCCAGTCAATTCAGATTACATACCGTATTGTTGGAAGCCACGGAGAAGTTGAGCAAATGCATCAGAAGATGCAGTTTGATTGGCTTCGCGACGTTTCTGTGCAGGTGGCACAAAAGAATCCATGGGAGTGATGTACTCACCTTGGGGACCACCCACCTCTTGGAGCATGGCAGATTCTGCGGCAGACATTGGTGCATACGCAATGTTTGCTGCGCTGCGCATGGCTACGTTGGGATCAAAACTCATGGCAGCAAGAATTTCTTGATTCGTGAGCTGCTGATTAGGTCGGAATTGACCTTGAATGTTTTGAGTTGTCGTCATGACCGTATTTGGGTCAAAACTCATGACACCAAGTACTTGCTCATTACTCAAGGCAGATGTGGCACTAGGGCCCACAATACCTTGAATGGCTTCGTATCCAGACTGACCGGGCTTAACTTTTGCCGCAAGTTGAGGATTGGCTTTAGCCCAAATCTGCATCCCAAGATCTTCTGCAGATTGCACCTGCTCTGGCGTTGCACCTTGGGCTGCTGCAATCTTGCGTGCTGCTTCGTAACGCTGCAGATCAGGATTTTGTGCTGCCATCTGAGCAACACGTGCTTTCTCGGTTTCGTAGGCACGTTCTGCCGGAGAACCAGCAGGAACCCGAGGCGCTGGAGGAGCAGCTGCAGGTGCGTTCAAGGCATTGAGAGTCGCACTTGTGCCACCTTGATTTAACTGCTGCCAACCATAATCATCGCCGGCCCAATAAACAGGTTTACCTTTTAATACAGCTTGTGTGCCAACTGGACGGGCACCTGGAACGTTAGCACTTGTTTGACCAGCTGGGACAGAGCCCAAAGGACCACGGGAGACGTAGCCAGGAGGGGAGAGAAAATCACGGATAGAACCGAGAATACCGTAAGAGGTGTCAGGGTTTCTGTTAATGGGAATAGGCATGATTACCTCCAAACCTCATGTAAATAAAGACGAGAGCCCACTGCAGTGTCAGCAGGGCCAGGTAAAGCTTGAATGAATTCTGCACCTGAGCGTTCATAACGGTAACGAGCCTGGAAAGGATCTTTGTAGTTAGGAACGTACAGGATGCCGGCGAGACGATTGGTTTCGTAGAGATAAATCTCATCCCAAACCTTTAATGCCTCCTTGGCATTACTGGAGCGAATTGTACGATCCACGTCACCGAGGATGCTTTCAACTCGCGTAGAAGGTGTCGATGCAACTTCTGTTTTCTTCTCAGCCGTATCACAACGGCCAAGTTGAATAACAACCTTGTCGTAGAAGTATGAATCCGGGATGGTATTCATCGCTTCTTCCAAACGAGCGTAATCACCCGCTGGAACAGACACGGTAAAGTAGCCCAGGTGATACCTAACTCTACTTTTGTCGAAGTCAGATAACTGCACGTCTACCTTTCGTTATAGTTTAATTATAAAGTAGTCAATTCAAGCGACACTGGGTAGTGGCGCGTTCATGTATTCCATCAAAAACTGCTGAGCAAAGCTTGGTTTTGGGCTCATTAATTCACCTAAAGATTCTTCCAGAATTGATTCTTGAAGTGTTTTTTGTCTCGGTTTAGTTAATTGTAAAAGAGACATTAATGTATTTAGATCATCTCCAGCTGCAGGGGCAGATGCATCTACAGGAAGCGTCGTTGGTGGCAATTCAGAAGCACCGCCAAGAGTCTTCATGTGCCCTAGGCCAATCTCATATTTATTATCACCGGTTACCAGCGTTGCGAGATTGCCATAGCCGCCTTGATTTGCTTTTGGAATAAACTTACCGCCACCCTCATAATAAATAGGAGTACCCTCTGGCAGCGCCCAATCTTCTCCTCGGTGGAAAGAACTTGCTCCAGCTGTGGGAGAACTCCGTGGACCATAACGAGAGGTCAGGGTAATTCCAGCGGCTGGATTGAACTCAATCTTGCCTTCTTTTGTTTTAATTAATGCGGGAATCTTTTTCTCACCAATACGCAAACCAAGTAAAGGTGTACGAATGGTTGCTGGATCCAGGTATTGACCAGTGGCTAGATCCTTTACATAAACGTGTTTATGTGGACCGGTTGATACACCAGTTGATCCAACTTGCCCAAAGTACTGAATGCCAGCCATTATCTTTTTCTTTTTATTTTAAAACGAAAAAACCCCTGGTCTCCCAGGGGCTTTACACATCATGAATGGATCAAACCCTGATTAAGTCGGCTGCCAGAACTGCATCCCAGTCCACACGCTTAATCTGTTTTAACTGCTCAAGGCTATTAAACTTCTCACCCGATAAGGACATCTGAAGATCTTTAATCTCTCGAGCTGTCTTAAGGCCAATACCCTTAATGTGATCAGCGATCATTTGAGGTGTGGCACTATTAATGTTTAAACGCGTTTCGGGTGGGAAAGTACGAGGCTCTTCTTGGGCTGCCTTATCCTTAACCTGAAGAGTGGCAACTTTTTTAGTTGCAGCTTCATCAGGGGTCAATTCATTTTTGTAAGCGGTATAAAGGCGACCGTCTTGATCTTCGACCATGAACCAATCGCCGTTATCCCATTCGCTTACAACTTTGACGCGAGCGCCGGTTTTACGATGCTGATAAAGCATAAGGACCAGATGTTTTAATTTCTGGTCCTAGTTTAACCTAATCAGCTAACAGTGCGGCCGAGGATATACTCTTCGATATCTTCGTAGCCAGGGGCATCATCGGGCTGGATGTAGCACACCTCAACCACCAGGTAACCCTTCAGGCCAGCGTTGTAGTCAGCATCAGCCAGATACACGCCACCAGACACGCCGGTATCGGTGGTGGTGCCACGGGCGAACACCTTGAAGGTGGTAGCGCCACTGAGGACCTTGTACACGCCCGAAGGACCAACACCAGTAGCACCGGTAGCGGTCAGGAAGGGAGTGGAGCTGAGGCCCTGGGTACCAGCAGCGAACACGATCTTGGCAGAAGCGTCACCAGACACGGTGGAGGTGAGGTTGGCCTGAGAAATGGCTTCACCCACACCGGTCACAGCAGCAGGACCAGCACCGAAGGTAATCACGTTACCGGTGGCGGCATAGATGCCGGTGGCAACACGACCGTCACCCCAACCAGAAGCAACCGAGATCGCAGCGCGATACACGAAAGCAGGCTGGGTGGCGCTACCAGAGATCACCATGCCGGTGATGTCGGGGCGGGTGTCGTCCTGGCGGTAAGGCGAAGGAACGATCACGTCCATGGTCTGACCCTTGGTGGCGGCATCGCCAGAGGTCCATGCCACAGCCACGTAACCACGCTGCTGGAAGTAGCGGTAGCCAGGAACGGCCAGCACAGAAGTGGGGCCGCCCTTGGAGTAATCATTGCTGCCGTCAGCGGCGACATCAATGTTCTTGTACCAGCCGTTCAGAGCGTTGGTCCAGTTACCTGGATAGATCTTTTTAGAAGACAAATAAGACATTTATTTCTCCGTTAAGTTGGATTTATTTCTTTATCAGATGGTGCCGTCGTCCTGAACGAAGCTGAACGCGGTGGTGACGAAGTCCTTGTTCAGGATTTCGAAGCCGGCGTACAGTTGCCAGATCAGGATGATGAAGCGGCTGAAGTCGTCGTTGTTGTTGATGAGCACCTGGGCGTTAGGGCCGCCGATGCCAACACCGATCGACTGAGGACCGAAGAAGTAACCTTGAGCAACTTCTTGGTTGCTGTAGGAAGGAGTATCGGTGAAGCTTGCGCTAACAGTCTTGGTCGGGAAGTTGGTCGACTCGAAGAACTTCACACCTTCGAACTGCACACCAGTCGGCATCACAGGCTCACCAGCCAGGAAGTAACCCTGACCAGCTTGGGGA